ACTAAACTGTAAATTTCTTTTATCAAAAATCTTACTAAAATCAAAAAGTTTTTTATTAACTTTCTTTTTATTAGAATCCAAAGCATCATCTATCATTTCAGAAATATCATCAATTTCTTTCATGTTTTTATCCCTTTATATTCAGTCTTGCTTTTACAGCCTCCAACTGAAAATCATAGCAATGCAATTTTAAACAAGAAAAAGATAATGGACCCATTTGAATACCAAGTTGGTCAGCAATATATTCACCCAACATTGTAATACCACCCATATTTTCAGGAAATGCTCCATATAAATCCCATGATCTAAAAACAACTGACATATGAAGTTTACCACCTTTTATGTGTGTATCAATACCTCTTAGACATGGTGATGTTTGTCTTTCTGTTTCATTTGTATATGGCATTGCATATGCAAAAGAACTTTCAGGATAACCAACAGTTATATAACAATGATTATTACCAAAACCTTTTTCCTTATAATGATTAATAAGAAATTCAACTTGATTTGGTACATTCATTGTTAGGTTATGAACATCACGGTATTTAAAAGTTCGACCGTCCGTACCATACATTTCAAATGCTGTCACCTTTGGTAATTTATAAGGTCCGCCTGTTATAAATGTTGCATATCTATAATGCTCATTCTCTGCTAAATTATAACCATCCATAATATAGTTCACAAAATATTTCTCAATTGCTTCATCCGTAGTAACTGGTGGAGCACCTTCAGGCATTATTGGTGCAAGAGGTCTCGTTGTTGGATTTTCAATAGTTCCAGCAGCAAAATCAAATTCAAGTCTATTGATTCCGGCATATGAACCATCAGTAATCTTGTTAATTCTACCATAATGATAAATTTCATAAAGAAGTTTAAACCATGCACCATCAATAGTTTTTTCTAATACAAATACAGATTTGGATGTGCTCATCATAAATTTTTTCTCCTTATAGATAAAATACCCACCCTTTTGGGGTGGGTATCTTTTATTTTTACTCAATTTTTACTTATATATTATCGTCTATAAACAACCGATCTACCTTGATTGGATACTTCTTCAACAACCCAACCGATTTCATCAATTGGACATTCTTCTTCCATAAAATTCATTGCGTCTTCCATATCATATGTGACATAGCAAGAAGCATAGCCATAAGCCATTTGCCATTCCTTCTCAAAATCATCCCGTTCAATCTCATTCACAACTGCATATCTGGATACCATATCAACTTCCTCCCTAATTCATTAGTAACTTTAACTGCAATAACTACATTGTATTATCCAAGTTTTTATTAGAATAACAAACAACTGCCATCCACAAATTTAACTCATTGTCACTCATATTATTAACACCAAACTCACTTAACCTTTTTAAAGATTTAAGTAAATTTAATATTGATGTTTGTACATCTTCTCTTGCTTCTGTTATTGTGTTACTCATTTTATCCTTTCCAAAATTAAAAAAATCTGTTAATAAAACCTTCAATTTTTAATTCTTCTAATACTTGAATAATAACATCACCATGACATTTTTTTGGCTTACACCAACAACCTAATACCTTACCGTCCAATTTATGAATCTCACTCAATAAATACTCATTGTTTCTTAAATACTGATAATATTTTTCTATTACCTCTTTTCTATTTCCATCTCTCGGAATAATAAATGGATTACCCCAAATTGATGGTCTGCCTATATAAACATCGTAGGCATCATCTTTACAATTTACTATCTTTGTCATTTTTTACTCTCTCTATTATTTATAATGATTATTATAACACATTTGAATCAGTTAGTAAAGTTTCATCATAAAATTTTCAAATCTTGTAAACTCCTCAATGAAACCCTTCATCTTATATTTTTTAAGAAAATCATAAATATTTGATGGCGGTGGAAATGAATAAGTTTTATATTCATTTAAAATCCTATCCACTATTGTATTTGGAATTCTTTTAAAATCTATAAGTACCTGATTTCTTTTAAAATTTTCTTCTGGATTTATAACAACATCAAACTTATTTTTCTTATTTTTTCTTAACCATTCTGATACATCTTCTTTTAGAATTTTCTCTGCTGTTGCGGGACCTAAACCAGGCTTTCTCATACCTAATGTACCTTCAGTCTCACCCCAATCATTTGGTGTTAAAACATTAAAAATATCATCTTTTGCTTGACCTGTTAGACATTTACTGATAAGAAATCTTTCCGTATCTTCACATACAGAAAATTCCTTTTTTGATGGGTTCCATACTTTCACTCTATCGGAACATAGTTGAAGAAAATCTTCATCATTGGATGATATTATTATATCCTTATTCTCTGAGTAAAGTGAAATTACTCCAATAATATCATCAGCCTCGGCGGATTTTACCTTTAACACTTTAAATGGAAAATAATGCTTCAATTCATCTTGATAATTCTTCATCAATCCGAATATCATTTCCCAATTCACATTTTCTTGAACATCACGTTTTTTCTTTCTTGACTCCTTATAACGGGGGAAATAAGATTTCCTCCATGAGTTTTTATCATCAACTGCCAATACCAATTCTGTAACATCAAACTTTAACATCAATTGATATATAGCATCTAATATCATAAAACGCCATAGAGTAAAATCAGGAACAGCGCCAGGTGTATTTACACCTACATCCTTAATAAAGAGTAAACGATAACATAAATTATTAAAATCTATTAAAACACAATTTGACATTTTGACATCTCCTTTCTATAAAACCTATTATATCAAAAAGTAACACATTTGTAAACTTACTTTATTTTTCTTAAATACCCATCCTTTGAATTTCTAATCCAGAATGGTCTATTATACTTAGTCTGTTTCATATATTGAGATACATTTGAACTTGCTGCAAATCTTAATCTCCTACGGTCCATTTTCATATTATTATAAAATTCTTCTGGTGATACATCAAATACAGGTTCACCATTCTTTTCACCATCAGCAAATAAACCTTCAACATCAGTTTTGGTTCCTGTAGTTTTTATCTTATTTTTACCTGTCAAACTGTTTTTGGTAGGTTTTACATCTGTTTTAATAGTTTCTTTTCCACCTTTAGTAGGACTACTCTTTGGTTCAACATTATTGTTTTTTGGTTCAGCAATTGGTTCAGTTCTAACAGCATTATCACCTGCTAATTTTTCACCCTGAACATCACTAATACCAACTCCACTTAACTCACCCATTTAAAATCTCCTTTTCATATTCTTCTAAAAGAATATCAACCTCTTCTTCTGTTTTTTTACCATCTTTTAATAACAACATTCTTATCATTTTTTTAGCAAACTTTGTAAATCCACTATCCGGACTTATCTTTACAGATTCGGGTTTCACTTCTATTATAGATTTTGTTGTTGCACCTGGTTCAATTGTACTTTTAAATCTTTTATAGTTTATTCTATCCTCAGCTTTCATATCTAAATAATATTTCATAAAAAGCGGTTTAGAGCCAAGTTTAGATGTTTTATTAATCAACTCTGTAAATTTTTCTGATTCTATTATTATATCATCTGGATTCATCATCTTATCAAATATAAATGCAGCAGTAAAATCCGCAAATTCTGATGGTGTTAAATTAAGTTTTGCTCCCATATTAATCCTCTGATTTTAATTTTTTTATCATATCTGGTTTCATTATATCAAAAAAACTATAAAAATCCATTAATACCAATGGTAATAAATCTGAATGGTTTTTACCAAAATTCATTCTTATATTATTTAAGAGTGTAAGATGATAGTTATATACTGATAATATATCATGCATTTCATCATCAATACCTATTAATGGTTTCTTACCTTTCTTTCTATATATCAACATTGGTTTTTTATTGGCTTTTTCTGCATCCCTACTTGCTTGATACCAAAAATCCCTTAGGTTAAAACATTTTGATTCTGAAAAATGTTGCCAAAATGATGTACTTGGATAACCATTCTTTAACTCAATACTAAAAATATCTGTTAAAAACTCTGCCTTAGCCGTTAATGATCTTATATCACCTGATAAATTAATATTTTCTTCATGTATGGTACATAAACTACCACTGCCTGGCATTCTCCAATATTGATATGGTTTTTCATTTCCTGTTAACCAAACTGATAAAAATTTACTTATTTCTCTTTCAAACGAACTTCCCTTACTTGACATTAAATCTCCATATTTATAAAACTTATATTTGCTGTATTATAACATATTTATAAAAAAATGTAAACTTTTGAAATAAAAAAAGGGGAGAAAGTTGCCTTTCTCCCCTCTTATTACTCTATTACTTTATTTACCTATTTTATTTGTTCACTGCTTTTGCTACTGCTGCTGCGATTGCATCCTTGAAGGTTTCATCCCTAAGAATTTCGGCTGCGGTGTAGTTTTGTTCATCAACATTCCATTGACGGTCAATTGCGATGTCGCTATGACGAACTGCTTGTTTTCCAACCATATTTGCGGTTTCTACTGCATTTTGTAGAGCTTGATTCGCAATATTTTGTCTTTGATTGTCATATTGTTGTGCATCAGAAATAACCTTATCAACATATGCTCTATTTCTCTTAATACTTTCAAGAGATTCTTGTTGATACTCATCATATGTACGTTTCATATTTGAGAAAATCATAGAACCACTATCCATGCTATCTTTTTCCAAACGCTCTGTACCACCAATATCACCCATTCTGTCTTGTTGTGAGGACATACCAGTTGTCAATGTTTGTGATTGTAGTACTTTAGAAACTGCATCAGATACAGCTTGTGCTACTTGTTGTGCAATTTGTTGTGCAACTTCTCGCGCAATTGTATTTGAATCTACATCGTTATTAGGTACCATATTTTATTCTCCTTAATTTTATATTTTAAATGGGTTTTTCCCACTCAACCATTATTTATATATTTTTTATTAAAAAATATTAAAAAAATATTACGAAATAATTAAAAAGAAAAAGGTTCTTTTCCACAAAAGAACCTTTTTCGCAACACATTAAATTAAATTTTATTTATTCTCTATTATATTATATAATCAGGTATTACAAATATGGGATGAAAATACCGCCTCTCGCACCGACTTTTCATTGTTTTCATAATTTGTTCCCAGTTAATTTTTAACGACTGTTTTTTATAGAGCTAAATTAACAAAACATCTGCTCTTTTCTGCTATGGAATTACTGACGCCAATCACACCATAGGTCTTAGACATCTTTTGATATTTCAATCTTTCTTACAGTATCATCCTTTTTAAAAGGCTTCAAAGTTATGTATAAAATACCATCTTTCATCGTTGCGTTAATATCTTCTGCTTTTCCTACTAAAAATTTCTTATCAATTTTTACTTTCCTATTATTAGATTCTCTCTCACCTGTTATCTCTATATAATTCTCTATTAATTCTACTCTTAAATTTGTCTCATTAAAACCTGGACATTCTATCTCATATTTAATATTATCACTTTCTTCTCTGTTACAAGTTATACCTGAATTATCAAAAAAATCACTTAGAACTCCTTCATCAAAAAAATTTTGGAAAAAGTTTTTAATTGCATTGTTTTCATAATTTCTTTTTAATACTGGTAACATTTTAAAAATCCTCCTGACTTTATTTTTTTATGCGGGCTTATAAATTACTTTCGGCGTTTATTTTAATTATTAAAATAAACGACTACTTCGTCCATTTGCTATTACCCCATTACCCATAAACAGGAAAATAATACTCATTTTCATAAAGTCAAGAGGTTGGGACAAAAAAATTACAGATTTTCTAATTCTTTTAAAAGTTCTTCATCTGAATCATTTGATGTATTTGCTATGACCGCTTGGGACACCTTATTAGTAGTAGGTGGTTCCTCCCAATTTAGATCATCAACAACATCATCTTCTGTGGATTTCGCTTCTTTAGAATTTGCAGTTGAACCTTTCCTACGGTTCCACTCATCCTTTACAATATCCCATAGCATTTCGGCTTTTAACGATGTGATTATCAACTCATCAGGTTTTTCCATTAGACCAATATAGTCTTTTAGGTTGATGGTAGTTTCCATAATCTCGTCAATTTCCTTCTCTGTTGGTTTTAGAGGATAAGCCTTTCTTGAAAATTCCGAATTAGAATAATCTGGCCAAACATTCCCTGAAGGGTCTTTTTTAGTTGAAAGTACTTTTATGATAAAATCATAACCATTTTCACCTGGGTCAAATATTGAGTGGCCAAGTCCATATTTTGCATCGGTTACTTGTTCTTTCAACTTCATTTCAACCTTACTGGGAAACTCATACAACTTCACCTTACCATTAACTCTATCGGCTTCTTCTCGCTCAGGATCACGAGGATCATTAACGATATAGAAGTTGCTTACATACTTCTCTTTTCTTTTATATGAATAAGCCATTTTCTTATCTGCAGCAGAACCCATATAAAGTCGCCTTACGGCCTCACAGATAGGACAAAATTCTTCCATATCGTGAGTTTTACTACAAAGGAAAAAGTTCCACTTCTCACCTGATTTATACATGTGATAGTAGTACTTTTTATAAAATTCATTGTTTCGGTCTGGTAAAAATCTGCCTACATAAACCTTAGGTACTGTTTCTGTTCCCTTCTCAGGGTTTTTCCAAAGATACTCAAGTCTATTTACTCCGGTACTATCTGATACATTATCTTTCTCTTGTTTCTTTTCTTCTTGAAATTTACCGAATAGGTCTTTATTTATCCACTTGCTCATTATTATTTATTCTCCTTGTTTTGGATAAAAACCACAATAAAAACTCCTTATAATTTTTTAATTTTTCTAATTTGTTGTGATTTTTATTCATTATAACATAACTTAATAAAAATGTAAACATCAAAAATTGGTGTAAATCAAAAAATCTTACACCAATTTTTTAGTTATTTACCAATGCTTGTTTCTATATCAATGTTTGGTATAATGGTTTCGGGTCTAAAAATAACTCTATAATGATATACATCTACCGGTTTACTTCCAAGTTGCTCTGCGAAATAAGTCACATTGTCAGATAGACCAAGAAAATGTTTCTTATATTCACCTGGACCCGTTTTACAGGTTACAGTAACTTCACCTTGTGAATCATTATTACCAAGAGCACATTTTCCTTCTATAGTCAACATATATGTATCTGTAATACCATTATAAAACACGATTCTTCGTTCTATCTCAAACTGATCTGCGGCTACAGAAAGATTTCTTGATGCTATATCCGCTTCTTTTTGGCAACCCATAAACACTATACACATCAACAGAACACCTAATACAAGTCTAATAATATTTTTCATTTTTATCCCTTTTTAATAAAATTCTTTTTACCTAAAATAGCTATTCCAATCAAACCAAAACCCAAAAGTAAACAGGTAGATGGTTCAGGAACAGGTGCAGCACTGACTTCACCAACATGACTAATACGACCAATATTAACAAGTTTAATATCATCATAACCCCATTTTGAGTAATCAACAACAGCCCAACTCAACTCACCAATATTTTCATACAAATAATGATCCGAACCACCGATATTACCGTTTCCAATCTTAATAAAAAAATATTCAGGAGTACCAAAAAGTTTTGATGCTACAATACTATTTTCACCTTCTACTTCAACCCAAGGAGATTCCTCAACATCATACTTATCAAGAATAACATAACCACTACCAAGACATTCTTGAATCCAAGTCAATTCCATAATATCACCTGAATTAGGTAAATATTCAGAATTAATTTTTGTATCAATACTACCTACATCCGTCATAGTAACGGCCATAGAAGTACTTACAAAAAGAAACAAACATAAAATACTCAGTAACATCACAATTTTCTTCATTTTAAAACCTTTCTATAATAGTTAGAGGTTAGTAAAAAATTAGGAGAGACTTTTCTCTCATTTGTTAAAATCATTATAACATATTTTCGGACCTATGTAAACAAAAAAAGTCGGTAAGATATTTCTACCTTACCGACTTTCTTTATACTTCTTTTATATATTATTCAGCGACAGTAAGAAACGCCATCTGAAGCCAAGGCATATTAGAGTAACCAGATTGATATGAGGAGTAACCAGTACCTGCGAAACCACCACCACCACCTGCACCATTAGTATCGTTATCTCCGCGAATTACAGAGACACCACCGTTAAGATTTACGCCCCAACCAGTTGCCAAAAGTTTCACATTCTTACCTTCTGCCAAGAACTGAACAACATTTGCACCAAGTTTTTCTGCTTCAATAATTGCACGAGCGAACACATCAGGAGTAATAGAACCATCATC